TTTCTTTATTATTCAGTTGCAGCGATGCCTTTGGTGAAGATAGCATCAACAACACGCTGGAGACGCTTCTCAGTCTGCTTACCATAGTTGGTGAAGACAGGCACAGTCACATAACCAGTGGACTTGCGATACATATCAAGGCGACCAGGAGTGATGTTACCAGCAGCAATATCAGCAGCGTCATCACGATCAAGACGAATCACGCGACCGATAGTCTGCGCCATCTCAATGATGGGCAGGTTACGAAGAAGGATGCAGTGAGTCAGACCAGGAACATTCATACCTTCAGACAGAATGCTGTAGTGGAACAGCACAAACTTACGGGAAGGATCTTTGCCCCAGGCAGTCAGCGTGTTGAAGAACTCTTCACGGTTGACTTTAGTTTTGTTGACGTATGCACCGTGCTTGCTAGTAATATGCAGCACATCATAACCACGCTCAGCAAACTGCTGCATCACATCAGTGCTGGAAAGCAGACGCCACAGCACACGGGTGCTAGGAGCGGCGACAAGGATCTTCTGAGCAGAGTCAGCGTCAAGGTTGCTCACGATGTCCAGAAGCACCTCACGGTCGTTCTCAGCAGCGTACAGAGACTTCTGACGCTCAACCTCAACGACGTGGGATTTGATGGTAGGAGGAATGATGCTACCATTGTTGATCAGTTCAGGAGCAGGAACGCTGATAAGTTCGGGACCATAGACTGCAACATTGTTCATGCTGTTGTGAGCATTGTGGCGATACTTAGGTGTCGCCGTGAAGAAATATGCAGTCTTAGAAGTCAGAGATGCAATCGCAGTCTCCTTGAAGTGATCGCGACGAGTGCTGTTGTGTGCCTCGTCAAAGTAAATGTGGTCAATATCAATGCCTGACTCATTGATACGACGCAGGGAAATGTAAGTGGTGAAGATCAGTTGATGAACACCAGCAGTACGGCAGACAGCATCATGACAACGAATGTTATCAACTTTGGTGCTGCTGTTGAAAGAAGTCTCACCACTGTGAACGTGCATCACTGCAACATCGACACTGCCGTTGAGAGCAGAGAAGAACTCGTCACACAGTTGGTTGGCGAGAAGAATACGAGGAGCAACCACAACCACAGTGCGAGGGCGATCAGACACCTGAAGGGTGCGCTTCACGTCCTCAATCATAACAAGGGTCTTACCACCACCAGTAGGGATGGTCACGCGACCACGGGGAGCGGTAGACAGGGCACGAAGGGCGCGGGTCTGGTGTGGACGCAGGGTCAGGGTCATGTGGTGTGGTGTCTCCGTCGATGAATCAATTATACAGCAGAAAGGGGGTCGTGTGACCCCCTTGTGACGCTTTTCTGACTGTCTAGATGTGAACTGATGCAACATGATAAAAACTGTTCGGATCGTCAATATCTTGTTGTGTAGGTTTTTTCTTCATGTTGAATGAAATAATAGTTCTACCTTTGTCGATAGTATTTTGACCTCCACGATGCTTCATCCATGACGGAAAGAATAACAAATCTCCTTCTTTTGCAGGTGGACTGAATGTTTGCTCACCAAATTCACCCTTAAATTCTGTTGGATACTGTCCCTCATCCATCTCAACAAAGAATACTGCAGAGATGCCTTTTGTACCATGATCATGTAAACCATGCCACTCACCTTTTTCTGCTAATTCATACCAAAACCCATCAAGTTCATATGGAATATCAGCAATACCAGCATCTTCCTTGAATTGTTGAATGCATGGTTTGATATATTTCATCACGTCAAGAGCATATGGTGGAGGATCAGATGCTCCCCGATATAGAAAGAAGTCCGTCTCTACATCTGTTCCACTGAGATAATAAGTCTCACTACCTTTACTTCGATTTTTTCTTGATCCTTTGAATTTTTGAAGAACACTCAAAATTTCAGGTTTTACAGTTTCCCAGTTTTCTACAGAATACTGAAAAATAGGGATTTGTATATTATGTCTCATGACTTTAATATAGTGTCGAGTTTAACTTCAAATGCTAGTGAGATTCTATCAGATTCAGAATGATTTGGATCTGTGTAGTGCGCTAGAGATGATGAGAATATGTATCCAACACCCTGTCGCGCACTTAGTGAGATAGATGAGTTTGGTGTTTTCACTATACTCTCAACACCAGTAGGATATGGATTAACTACAAAGGTCTCACCACTATTCTCTGGTACTTGCAAATAGAATATACCATTCAGGTGTGAGTTTCCATGGATGTGTGTTCGATGATATGCGCCAGGAGTAGCGATATTGATCCACACATTAGTAACCCAGATTTTAGTGGAGAACTCTTCTTTCTGATCAATATTCAATGTCGCAATATAGTTCTCAACACCAGTTGTAATACCTTCTTGCAAGAGTGCGTTGATCTCTGGGACAAAAAGTTCATTCACTTTACCATTCTCGTGATTTACAAGGCGTAGTTGATACCCACCTTGCATGGTTGTGTTATCAATATTTTTGTCCCAAAAGTCATAGACGCGATCAACAATTTTCTTGATGTCTACACTGGGAGACTCGAATTGTACAATTGGTTGTATGAATGCAAAATTCATTTATGCAATCCTTTAGTGTTGAACTTTCTCCAGTGACTGTAATGAATCAGTCCAGTTTCAAGATTAGTATACTCATCAGTGAGCATGAGTTTAATATCACCAGCAACAGATCTTACTACTGTGTCTGTTCCTTCCTCAGGCATAACAAAATGTAGCAGATTACTAGGGAAGACGAGTAGATCCCCAGGAGCAACGGTAGTTGCAGCAACTTTAGTAGTGAAGAATGTTTCATTGTCGATGTGACTACGCTCAGGTGGTTTAGCATCGAGCATACCACCAAAGTATTGGTTAGCGTTCCACTCTTGTTTGAAGCACAGTTGACCACCAGTCAAATAATATACAAACGAAAGATCTGAACATGCATGACGATGTTCACCAAGCATATCAGACTTGTCCTTGATTGTAAACCAAGACTTCATGATGTATGGAATGTGCATGTCTTTCTTGACTCCTGCTGCTTCCAGGCATCCGTAGATACCATCAGTTACCTCAGCAAAGAAAGACATCAGATCTTCATCTTTATGCATAAGACATTTGTCTCTAAACTCACCAGTCAGATGAGGATCACCATCATTAGGATCAAACTGGTATTCTTTCTTGGAGAGAAGAAGATCGCGCCACTCCTCAAACCCATCTAATTTGCATTGGTAAATAACAGTAGGAAAAAGTGGAAGAATTTGATTAGTCATGATTGAATCATATAGTACCTATCTCAGTGAAGAGAGCACTGCTCTCATCAAAGAGGAAGCTGATAACATTCTAGCACACGATGAAGATCAAAAACTAACGTGGTGGTACGGATTTGATAGACACCCAGAGAATATTATCGAGCAGTATATTTTTGAGTCTGCTAGAAAACATAACATGTATCACAGTTATGTTGGTGCAGAATGGTGGATCAGATCGCACGATGATCTAAGTTCCTATTGGTATTTCCATGTAGATGGAGATCTGGATAGGTTTAACAAAGATGGTGTGTATTATCCTGCTCCATTCTGCACTGTAACATATTTAACTAACTCAGGTCAACCCACAATTCTGTTGGATCAATACCATGACTGGAGTAAAACTGATGGTGTTTATATTACAGGCGAAGACTCATGGTCATTTTGGAGTTCACCTAAAGCAGGTAAACATATAACTTGGGCAATGCCTTATTTTCATGGAGTTCCTTCAAACTATGGTGAGATGTATCCTGGTGAGAAGAGAATCACACTAATGTATAACATATGGAAGACCAAACCATATGAACCAGCATGTGTTGAGTACAATCTACCATATGAAATTAAAAAGGGATCAGTAACACTGACCCCTCAAAGAGATAAAGATTTACTCACGAAAGAACCACAAGGATGGTTTGGTGTAAAACTAGAAGGTATTGACCACTCTGTTCAATATCATGGTATTAATGAACAGGGAGCGTCATGGTTCGTCAGTCAGTATCTCCCTGACGAGTTGGCGTAACATTTTCATACGCAACTACACCATTTCTAGCGAAGACGCATGAGTAAACATAATAATCTGAGTCAGGAAGAGTTTCTACAGGTGGGAACCAATCTTCAACCAGATCTTGTGCAACGATAGGATCTTTACGCTCAAATGTTCCGAAGGAAGAGTTAAAGAACTCAGCGTAAACATCATCAGGTAGGAATTCACGATAGAAAGTGTAGACTTGATTTAGTTTATCTACATTTCCAGCATCCTCCAGTTTACGAATGCCCTTAGCATCAAACCAAATTAAAACTTTTTCTCTTGCTACAGCGTAGTCAGAGATGAGTTCTTGTAATGTGAGAAAGTTATTCATAGGATTTGTTGTCTAGTTGTACAGTAACATCACCATCAGGGGAATGTTTTCCTGGGTATGCATCACCATATTCTCTTAGAATTTTATATTTGATGCCGTTGAAATATGTAGCCACATCGATATCACATACTTCATTCCATTTCTGTAGATCAATACATTGCATTGCTCGATAACAAAGATCAACATAATCAAAGTATAGTTCTCTCATCGTGCTATCACGAATCAAACTCTCATACCACATAATACAAACTCTTCGCTTGCCTTTTGTGACTGGAGTTACAGTATGCCATAAATTTGGATCAACCAAAATACCTTCACCCTTCTTAAGTCTGAATGAAAGGTTCTCAGTTCCCCAACGAATGATTAGGTCGCCACCTTCATACTCACTTTCATCATTGATAGCAGTAATGAACAAATGATCAGTTCTCAGGTCATGCATGATGGGAGCATCATTATGAAATGAATAGTGACCTTCCTCTTCAGATCTATACTCTGCAAACAAAGGCACACTTACATGACGTAATGATAGTGCCTGCATGAATGGATGTTTGTGAAATTGATCCATCAACAAAGACGTTGCTTTAAGATCTTTGTCGATCATTTCTACATTTCTTTTGATCTCTCGATTCTTTGGTCCAGTGTTAGAACCATCCTTAAATTCACAAAAATCATAAAAGTTACCGATGTGATCACAGACCACATCATCTAACCATTTAATCCGACGAAGCTGCATTTTGTTGTGCTCTCAATTCATCAAGTAGTGCTTGTTCACGTTCAATCTCTGCTACCAATGCATCGATTGGATCTGTAAGATGGGAGACATTAGGAACATTAAACATTGGGGATGGTCTAGACATCTTAATAGCAAGATGCATATACTCATGCATTGCTCTGTCTAGTGCTCCACCAGGGAGTCCATCTTTACCTGGGAACCAGATAAACTGATCATCGCTTCCAAGGTAAGTTGCCCCATCATTATAAGGCAAATAATTCTTTCTGTAAACAATTGGATCAATAGGAATATGAACCTCAGCAAGAACACTAGTACCAGCATCAAATAGATCGGGCAACGCACGAATCTTTTGACGATACAGTTTCCACTGTTCTTTTTCTTCTGCTGAAATTGGAGCATCTTCCAGCATAGTCCAATCAGAAGAGAATAGGAAGAAGTTTCTCCATGCTTTAATTCGTGCAAGAGAAAGACCCTTTTCTCTTTTCATGATGGTGTTAAACATCTCATCAACATCTCTCTTTGTTGTTGATGCGATAGCGTCAACTGCTTCACTGATATCTGTCGCTAACTTACGTGCAACCTCAAGATCAACTTCACTAAAGATGTAATCCTTCCAGAAATATTCTCCCGTTGTATGATTACGAACATACTTTTTCTTCTCACAGAAGAATTGTTCTTCTGGTAAATCACGATATGTAAAAGACATCAGAACATCCTTATCTGAATCCCACAAAGGATAGACAAGTGGGACAATATATCTTTCCCAGTCAGACTCAGTGACTGTAACGGTCAATGTTCCTCTCTGTACGGTCCTACTAGGACCACTAATCATAACGGTTTTATTTGTGATATTCATGTTAAACGGGTTGCTGATAATACCATCCTGTTACAACATATTTAGTACCTTCGAGGACTAGATTGCCTCGATGTGTATGTGTAAATCCAGCTGGCCAAATAACTACAGTTCCTCTAGAAGGTTTGATGCGTCTTCTCTGATAAAAGAATTCAGTTTCACCACCATCAAAATCTTCATTCAAATAAATCATCCAAACCAATTCTCTCGCTGATTCATTAAAAGACCCACGCTCATAGTGATAAACGTGATATCCACCACCTGCAGGAGTTTCTTGCATCTTGATCGACCAAGATGTGATAGGCGATGATCCAAGTGCCTGATATTCTCTGCAATAATGATTAACACAAGACTGCAAATACTGATTAACAGTATTTGAAAGAGGAACACTCATGTTATCAATCATAAGAGAAAGATCTCTTCTCCCAAGATGACCAGAAGAGAATTGTGTTTGACCACTAGAAGCTTCAGTTGATGCATCTGCGATATCCAACAACTTCAAGTCGCGCTCTTCATTCGCAATAGTTGCATTTTCTTTCCAGCATTTGAAGAAGTCAATGAGTTCTGTACAAACTGATTCTGGAACAAAGTTTTCCCAAACACCAACAAAATCATCAAAATTTCCCTTTCCGCCCATTAGGTTGACGGGAATGATTGGGTTCAACATCTCATTAAAATTAGATGACCCAGGAGTTGTAATCGGCATAATCTATTTCACCAAGCTTTAATTAAATATTTGACCCTAAAGTATTTTAGCACAAGTGGGACAGGAGTGGTAGGTACAATTGATGCAACAACACTAATTTGTTCTGCCGCAGTCATTGTGATTGTACCAGAGTTTAGAGTGATACCTGCCTGTGTTGGGTTAATGTCGATAACGAACTGTTCCTCCATATCAACTGTTTGTCCTTGATCATTAGTAGTACCATCATTTACTTTATCAGCACCAAACACATTTGAATATGCAGTTGGACTATTAGTATAAGTTACAGTTGTATCATATGAATACTGCTCATTAGATCCAATCCTAACTGGATTATATTCAGCAAGATAGTGACTGTGCTCAGCTTGAATACCTTGTGCTGGGTCAAACTGAGAGACTGCTGCTTTGTTTGAGATGTAGTTTGGTGAATAAGTGTTACCACCATGAGCATCACCATTCTTCATACCCTGTCTTTGGTCACCCTCACTATTAAGCAGCAAGTGAGTGTGTGGTGGTGGACCAGTTAGAGGTCTAGATTGTAGTGGTCCAACAGTAATTTGTGTGTTACCACTCAAAGATCCATCGATGAAGTCAACACATGTATCATATCCTTCTACTCTAACAGTTCCAATAGTATATTCATCTAATTGTCTTGATCTAGAGATATACCACTCACCACCAGTATCACCAACCTGCATCTGAGAATTATCAGGAGTAATAGAACCAGGACCATCGACACCACCAGGACCATTTAATCTCTTCATTCTGAGATCAGGTAGATTAAATGTAGCACTAACTGTACTACCTGCAGTGCTTCCCCAGTCGCGCAAATTCACTGATTGTGGATTTGTTCCACCATACTTATTACCAAGAACTTCAAACAATAGAGGATAATCCTCTACACTAACCGAAGCACCATTACAGTACAACCAACCAGGATAATTATCTGCAACATCATCCGTTGTAGCAGATGTAGCACTACCAGCATCTACAAACACACAACAAATTGAACCGATTGGAGCTCCAGAGTCTCCTATCTGATCTGAATAGTGATGTGTGTAACTACCTTTTAATCGTACAGCCATTTTAGTATTTGATTAGAAATTCAACAACGATATATGGAGAGACAACATCATCAAATTTAGTCGCTGTTGACGTTCTAACGTTAACAGAAGCACTCAATCCATCAGGTCTGATGGTTCCGACATCAGTTGTCGCTTCATAATCAGTTTCAGTAAAATCTCTATCAAGTCTATGAGAGTGTGACGTAAGGTCAGTAGTATCTGTTCCAGGTGGAGACTCAACTACCTGCTCAGTGTTTCTAGCAGTTGCATATGCAATCTGAGCACCTTGTGGTACTGTATCAAATGGTCTTAAATTACCTACGTTAATTGTAGCAGTGTTTGGCCAGTTTGCTGCAGTGATGGTAGAGATCGTTTTAGAAGTTGTCCACTGAGAAGAAGATCCCTCCACGTTACCAATAAACGACTCCTGAAAGTTCTCACAGGTGTTATTACAGTAATTGGGACCTTGACCTTCGCGACTATGATATGCTTCACCAATTGAATTACAATCAGGTGATGCCGTTGTAGCATCTTCTGGACGTAAATAATATGGTCTAGAAGTATTACCAAATCCAGGTGCCTCTTTAACTGCAACTCTACCCGTGGAAGAATAGTGCATGTGAGGACCGATAGCTCTATCACTAACACTCTCAGTCTCAGATGATGTTGGGAAAGTCCAACCAACATTACCATTTAGAGCAAAGTTTTGTGATGGTACAGTAAAAACACCGTTGAATCCCACCTGTGCTGTATCACCGATATTAGAGAAAATATCTACACCAACACCTGCTTTCTGTACTACGGTATCTGTTCCAGTTACTTTTGTATCATTTCTGTATGAACCAATGTTTGCACCAACAGATGCCTCAATATGTTTAGATCCTAAATCTGGAACTTGAAACTGATCATCATCTAGAGTTTGATCATCTTTTTTGTAGAGACTACCAGCACCAGTACCTAGAATTTGCGCTAGTTGCGGATATTGCCTGCTGCTATAGATTGACCCATCACACTTCAAATAACCAGCTGGTAAATCAGTGACGTTATTTGATGAATCTGGATCATTATCCAAAACGGGAGTAGACCACTGGATAATCGTTCCAGGAGCAGATCCTAATTTTGCTCTTTCTTTTTGTAAAAACTTCATTAGAAAGCTCGGATAAGATAAATCATGGTTAATGATGGAGTTTTAACGTCCACATTGATATTTAGTGCTGCGGGGAGGTTTTGAGCAGCAACATTAGTTGCTACACCAGTCAAAGTGCTATCAATTTGCAAGTTGTTAACAGGAACAATTGTTGGTGGTCTCAAGAATCCAGCGTTCATAGAAACCTCAAAACTATAGTGATTATGAGATCTAATTCCTGTATGATCTTCACCATTATGGTTTAGAGTTGTTGGATATGTTAGAGATGTACCGCCAGCATTAGCAACTTGGTTTGCTGATTGATTACCATACCAGTGTTT